ATTGACTGGGCGATGGCGAGGATCCCGGCCGGCGCGACGTTGTTCAGTTCCCCGATGAAGCCGTGGACGGTGATCTTCTCCGGCTTCAACGAGATCTGGTCCTGGATGGCGGTGTTGTCCTCGATGTAGTGGTCGGTGATGTCACTGGAGAGCTCGACGCTTTGCTCGCCCTCGTAGTGGAACATGAGCGCCGGCGGCTGCTGTGACCAGGCCGAGTTCACGGGCTGGTAGCCCTGATTCATCTGGGGCGTGACGAGGGCGATGCCGGCGAGGCCGTTGCTGACCTGCTGGGCCGTGTTTTGAAGCGACATCAGCGACCTCCCTTGATGGCAGGCTGCTGGGAGTGCGCGTCACGGACAGCCTTCTTGTGGACGTCGGCCACCTTGCCGGGATCCGTCCCGGGATCCGCGAACTGGAGTGTCTGGTTCACCGTCACCGGAGCCGGAGTATTCGCTGGCTGATTCAGGCTCGGGGGGACGCCGGCGGTCATGACGACGAGGAACTTCGCGTAGTTTTCGAGAGCCTTCTTGCTGAACTTCTTGTCGCCGGCCATGGAGTCGATGGAGGCGGCGGTGATGTCAACGGTGGATGCTATGGACTTCCACATTCCGGTTTTGTCAGAGAACTTGGTCAGGGCCTCGATGAGCCGGATCGAGGAGTCCACGAGCTTGGTCATGTCACGGACGAGCTGCTGGCCGTGGGCGGCGTTGAAGCGCATGAAGGCGTTCTGGATATGCTGGCCGAGCTCGATCCAGGCCGCGTTGGCCCGGTCCACGCTCTTGAACATGGAATCTGATATCACTGGCGCCCTGGACATCACTTCGGGCCGGAAGGCGTTCTTTGCAAAGGCGGCGATCATGGTGTCGCTCAAGTTGAAGCCCCGAAGAACCATCGCCCTGACGGCGGCGTTTTTCTCGATGTTCGCGTACTGCTGGAGCCTCTCCATCTCAAGTCCTGGGTTGTCCTTGTAGAGGAAGGCTTCGGTGGGGTCGATCTTGACCTTGTTATTCCTCAGCGTCGTCATCATCATCGCCAGCGTTTTTGGAGCGCCCCCGTTAGCCATCATATTCATCATCGCGGTCTGGAGGGTATTGAAGGTTTGGGCCATTTCCTCATTGGACCCGCCGACCTGGCGGAGCGCGTATTGATATTGCTGGAGCTGCTTGGTCGATACCCCGGTGAGGGCGTTGAAATTGAGGAAGCCGGTCCCGATTCGCCCTGTCTCCGATACCAGCTTCCCGATCATGTAGAAGGTTGCGACGATAGCGGCTTTTGCTTCCAGCGACATACTCTTGAGACCCGTCATCCCCTTCGATGTGGCCTGGAGGGCGCCCACGGTCTTTTCGGATCCGTTGACGCCGAGGTTGACGAACATCTCTCCGACTTTAAGACCCACGGTTCATCTCCAGGTATTTCCTCTGGTATTCGGAGAGGAAGCCCTCGTAGGCCAGGGCCTGCAAGACCGTCCGGGCGTCCAGCTCCGATGCTTCAGCTACCGACCGGGCGTATCCCGCCTTGACGAGGCGGAAATAGATCAGGAGCTCGTCGTCTCTTGCTTCGGTTTCAGGGAATTGCTCGTCGCCTCCGGTAGCAGGTTCAAGAACTCGGACCAGAGGCTTTTCGCAAAAGGGTCGATGTTTACCCTGGCGACTTCCATGCAGACCGTGATGTAGTCCCCCCGGGCCCGTTCCGGCTCGAACGTGGAGGTGTCGATCTTGAGGTCGCCCTTCCCATCGAGGTTGTAGGTGCATCGGACCATGCAGGCCCAGAGCCACTTCTCCACTTCCTTCGAGGAGAAGCTGGAGGTCAGCAGGTTTTTGTAGAGGTCCATGACGAGCTTGTCGGAAATGATCTCGACGGCTCGGATCTCCTTCAGCACGGCCTGGAATAGGCCCCTCGCCTGCTCGAACGGGGCCGGCATGATCTTCAGCACCGCCCCGCTTGGCATCATCTTCTCAACCGGATCCATGCTTACCTCCCTGGAGTTTTGCTTCAGGTGATGACGCGGGGAGCGTTGGAGAACTTCACGGTGTAGATCGAAACCGATTGCTCGGTCTCGCCCTCCACGTTCATCTTGCCCTCGATCTGCTTGGTGAAGATGCCGCCGGACAAGATGTAGGTGTCGGAGGTGATGTTCCCGGCGCCGTCACCCAGCTTCTTCACGAACTGGCCGGTGAGGAGGACGAAGCCGGCGAAGTTCCCCTGCTGTCCCGTCATCAGCCCCTGAAGGAACTTGTCGTCGTCGGATCCCCGCAAGACCCGGACCTTCGCCTCCGCCTGCCGGCCGGTCTCGTTGAGCGCGTAGATGGCGTTCCCGTTCTTCCCCGTCTTCACCTGGGCGATGTCGTTGGGGAAGGTGAGCTCGACGCAATTCCCGTCGGCCACGTCGGCAAGGATGCGGCTGTTGATGATTATGGTGTCGTTGCCTGAAAGCGTTGCAGTTCCCATGTCCTACTCCTTATCCGCCCTTTCAGGCGTTGATGGTCTCCAGATATTCAATTGCTTTCCGAAGGATCAAAACATCCTCCATTAGATGCCCGATTCCAACGTTGCAATCCCGGCAAAGTAATTTCCTGATCTTTCCCGTCGCGTGGTTGTGGTCAACGTACAAACCATTATGACATTTGTCGGCATCTTTTCCACAAATGGCGCAGGAGTTGTTTTGTTCGATGAGCATCCGGTTGTATTGCTCAATGGTTATCCCGTACTTTTTTTTGAGCATCCAATTCCGGAAATACTTGTATCTCTTTACACCTGCGCCGTTTTTTAGATTTCTCCTATTCCTTTTTTCTTTCATCTTTGGGTCGGATGAATACTCAGCCCAACAGTGTTTGCACCAGGATTTAACCCCATCTTTTGACTTTTTGTCCGGGTAAAAATCCACGATGGATTTCTCGAATCCGCATCTTGTGCAGACTTTTGAAACCTTAAGCATTTATATTCACCACGACGTTCGAGCTGTGGATGGCGCCTGCCTCTTTGAGCGCGATCTGCACCAGCGGAGCCTGACGGGCCTCCCTCGCCACCTGCGTCTGCTGGCCCACCGGCAGGGAGTAGATGTAGTACCCGGCCTGGGTGATGTTCGCCAGCAGGTCGGCCTGGTTCCCGAAGGTGTTCGGGCTCGTCCAGGTCCCGGGCGCCGAATAGTTATTCAGCACCGCCTGTTCACAGATCGAGCGATACGCGCCCTTGAGCCCGTCCATCCCGCTTTCGGTCTGCGGGATCTTCGACGTGGACTGGACGAGGTAATTGAAGCCGGCCACCTGCAGAGCCCCGGCGAACCAGAGGAGGTTGTAGACCTGGTCGAAGAAGTAGTTCTCCCCCGAGCAGAACACCGCCGACACGCCCTGGAGGCTGACGTAGCAATCGACGCCGGCCGTCTGCGCCAGTGCCAGGATGGTCTGCGTGATACCGGGATCGGCGTCGATGGTCGCCAGCGTCTTCAGGTGCATGGTGGCCGTCGTGCGGGATCCGGTGAAGTCCACGGACAGGGCCCGGCCGGCGTAGGCCGCGGCCATGAGGATGGCGTTGAGACCGGAGCTCGACGTGTCGATGTACAGGAGCCCCCGGCTGTGGGTGTAGGAGCCGGAACGGAGCTTGTCCAGGGATCCGGCGGGAGCGACGTCGGCGGCGGCGTAGGACACGAAGAACGCGACCTTGTTGAGGGCCTGAACCACGGCGGCCGCCAGCAACATCTTCGCCTCGGTGAGCGTGGCAAGGTGCTGGTCGACGAGGATCCCGAAATACTGCACCAAGTCCTTCGTCCGCGTGATGGCGGCGTCCAAGTCCTCTCCGGCCTGGGCGGCCACCCCCGGTGTCAAGACGGTGTCGGTCATGAACACGTTGTAGCCATCGGTGTCCTGGAGGCTGTTCTCGACGGCGGTGAGGGTTTCAGCGGGGCCGTCGACGCCCGTGTAGGTCACGACGAATCCGTCGGTGAAGTTCCCGGTCGCGGTGACGGTGGCGAGACCCGTGAGGGCCTGGAGCGCATCCTGGACGGCGGCGGCATCGGACTCGAACGTCAGCTCCGTCGTGTCCTCGCCATCGTACTGGAGCTTGAACGATCCCGCCGTGGGGACAGTCGAGAACTCGATGGCCTGCACTTCCACGACGCCGGCGATGGTCTCCAGAACCGGGATGACCACGAGGGCCCCGCCACCGGCGAGAATGTTCGGCTGCTGGGAGAAGATGGCGAGGGCCATCTTGTAGGTCACGGAGGAGGATCCGAAGTCAGTGGCGACCTCGGTGGGCTCCAGGTAGAGCTTGTATCCAAGGGCCCCGAAACCCTCGCCGGGTGTGTCATGCGAGAAAAGAGCCAGGTTCGAGGTGTTGTAGGCGTTGACGCCCGTGTTCGCCTGGGAAACCGAGATATTGACGACGTTCGTGAGTTGCAGGTCCATGACTGATTCTCCTTGGTTTACTTATTCACGACCACCGCGACGGTCTGGAAGGTGTCGAAGTAGTCGTCTGCCTTGATCTTCGACGCCGTGTACTGCACGTTCACCGAAATGTGGTATCGGTAGGGGATGGCGGCGCCGTCTATCCCCGATAAATCCGTGAACTGGGCCCCCGGAGGGATCCTGCCGATGTGGAAGCCGTTGCTCTCCTGCTGGGCCTGCGAGTACCGGCTCATCAGCGTCATCAGCACTTCTTCCTTACGAAACAGAGCCGCGTTGTCGCGGGATATCACGTTCAGGTCCATCGTCGCCATCAGCGTCAGGTACTGCTCCGTCGAGGCCCACGACGTCGTCTGGGGCTTCGCGTTGTTCCCGATGGCCTTCACCCTCGGGACGGAGATCACGACGTAGATGCCATCGCTGGTCGGCTGGAAGATCTTCTGGTTCCAGAGGAAAACCCTGCCGTTTGCCAGAGCCAGCTCTGTCTGGATGATATCACAGACGAGCGATAGCGGGTCAGCAACGAGGATGGTCGCTGTAGCCGTGGCCGGCGTCGGCGCCGCCGAATCCGTGGCGGTGACTGTGTCGTAAAACTTTGCCGGTAGAAGTGACGCGGTCGCGGGAGCGGTGTAGAGCCCCGTGGTGGCGTTGATGGTCCCCCCGGCCCCGCCGGCCGTTACGGCGTAGGAAACGGACCCAGTGCCGCCCTTCCCGAGGAAGTAGGCGATTCTGTTGGGAGCCAGCGCGGTCTTGGTCTGGGCGAGGGTGAGGGCCATGTCAGGTCCAGTCCTGGACGAGCTCGTATTCGATGTAGCCGTAGATCGTGTAGTCCTTCTGCGACATCACCCGGGTCTTGACGCCGTTCCAGGTCACGATGCTGTCCACTTCCAGCTTCAACGTGGGCTCGGAGTGCATGAGCAGCCACGTCCAGGCCCTCTGCCCCTCCGGCTTCAGCTCCAGCCGCCGGCCCTGGAGGGGCTGGATGACGCCCCTGAAGGTCACTGCCGTCGGGGTCTCAACGGCCTGAAAGCCGACCGTGGTTTTGACCAAGGTGGTGAAGGTCATCGGCTGAAACCAGTCCATCAAGGCCACGCCCACGTCCGGCAGCGAGCCCGAGCGCTGGTTCAGGGGGGTGTCGGCTCCATTCCGTATCGTTCCCATCACGGTTCCTTGACTTCGCTGATGATGCTCTCGCGGAGCTGCTGGGTGTCTTGAAGGATCTTCCCGGTGTTGTTCTCGTAGTCAGGATCCGACCACTCCGGCCAGCCCGGGCCCTCAAGATCGAAGGCTTCACGCACCACGCCTTCCGCCAGGACCGCCACCTTCTTCAGCCAGGCCATGACGGAACCGGATCGGAGAACCTCTTTCAGCTCCTCCTCCGAGAACGCCCCCTCTGACTCCATCGCCTTCTGGAGGTTGTCGGCCAGGGGGATCCTGAGGAATGACCGCTGGGGTAGCCCCCGCCCCGGATCCCCGTATTCGTGGGCGGCTCCGATGTCGGCGTTGCCGACCTCCCCTTCTTTCCTGGCGTCTTTGGGACCGAGGATCCCCACCCTGGCGTTCGGTGGCTTCGCCTTCAGCGCCTTCAACAGCTTGTCGAGACCGGCGACGTTGACGGTGTCGGGCTCGAATGACTCGCTCACGGGTTCGTGACCTCGGCCACGGTGATGCTCTGCCCGACCACGCGGGGAAGCAGGAGCATGACGTACTGGGCGCCGTAGTTCGTTTTCATCAGCATCGACAGGTAGGGGTTGTTCCGCACCCGCTCCGGCACTTCCTGGGAGACTGAAACGGACCCCACGCCTTTCGACGTGGTGAGGAAGCTGTACTGGCCCGAAAGCCCCTGGCTGCTGGCGAGGAGGTTGGTGACGAGGAAGTGTGCCGACAGCAGAAGGTACGCGATCGAGTATTCGGACTGGTTATCCCAGAGAGCCTGGTTGATGTTGATGTTCGAGAGCGCGTAGGCGTTGGCGATATCGGTGTCGGTGACGGTGGTGGCGGTGTCGGTCCCGTAAGGAAAATCACGAACGAAACGCGCCTTGAAGTCCGCGACCGACGGGTCCGTGTAAGCCATCATCCCCTCCAAGAAAAACGCCCGAGGAAGCCGAAGCCTCCCCGGGCGCTGTTACGTCCCTCCCCGGATCGCCCGAGGATTAGTAGGTGAAGTACATCATCTCCAGCGGCCGGTAGGCCAGGACTCCGGTGAACTGCCCGTAGCCCACGTTCTGGAAATTGAAGTTGTCGAGGCTGTTGGCGAGGGTGTTGGTGTAGTCGACGGGGATGTCCATGCGGATGCTCTCCTCCTCGTAGTTCAGGAGGATATAGACCTGTTTCCCCGACAACGCCGTGACATCGGAGTGGTAGGTCGCGTCCGCGTAGGCCAGGGGCAGGATCTTGAAGCTCTTGTTCCGGGTGATGGTCTGGAACGTCTCCTCCAAGAGCTGGAGGGTTGACTTCACCGGGAAGTCGGGGCTCGCCTGCGAGGCCAGTCCGTTGTAATCGGACTCAGGGATGATGAAGTGCGTCGGCCACGCCGTCCTGGCGCAGTTCGCACGGTAGGAGTCGATGAGCGTCGCCGTGAACGCCTTGAGCTGGGCCGTGGTCATCTCCGAAATCTTCTTCGTGATGATGGCCGAGTTCGTGGTGACGCCGGCCTGGTTCAACAGACCAAGACAGGAGCCGCCGCTCGCGTTCATGCCACGGGCGCCGAGGAACGCGACGCGCTGGATCCCGAGGTCCCAGTTACGCTTCCGCGCCTTCTCCTTGGACGACACGATGTCCCAGTTGCCGGACTTCGCGGCCATCTCCAGGTCGAAGATCGACCAGTTGATGCCCTTGGCCCAGTTGAAGACCTTGATGTTGAGGCTGTCGACGCCGACGTCGGCGGAAGCCATCCGGGCGTTGCTGGCGCCGATGTTCATGACGCCGTGCTCGAACTCATCCGCAACGTCGAAGGACCGGTAGGTCGTCAGGTTCGAAGACCATGCGCCTTCCCCGACCCGAACCGGCAGGTAGTCCGCCGGCGCGATCTCGAAGAACTTCTGCTCCGAGATTTTCTTCATGATGGTCGTCAGGGTCGTGATCGAAATCTCGTACCCCAGCGAGTTCTGGAACTTCTCGTTGAGCTGGCGCTGGAGGTAGTCGGCCAGGTACTGCTCCTGGGTGGTGAGCCGGATAGGTTCCCCCCGGGAGTTCCTCACAATCTGCTTGGGAAGCGTGATCATCTGATTCTCCTTGACTCGATTTACTGCCGGAGGGCCCCGGGATACCCCGGGGCCTCTCCTTACGGCCTCTCTACCTCACGGCTTTCAGCTCAGGCGTCCTTCAGGAACGACGGGACGTTGACCTTGACCCGGCAGGGGACGCCGGCCACGGGCTTGTCCCAGAAGTAGCCGACGATGTCCTCGCCGCCGCTTCCGCTCGCCACCGCCACGCCTCCGACGGTGCTGATGTCTGACACCGCTCGGGCCCCACGGGCCCCGTTCGCGGTCGGCATCAGGAACAGGACGTTGCCGTCCTGGGAGATCTCGACCCTGTCCCCAGCCACGAACGTGGCGTGGAGGTGGTCGAAGTTGATGAACCCGAAGACCTCATCGGAATCAGCGGAACAGGCCACGACCTTCGGGATCCCGTTCGCGGAGTCGTAGATCTTCACCGCCTGGCCGGGATACAGCGTCCCGGACTCGGTGAGGTCGATCTGGGCCTCGGCGGTGTTGTAATTGAACTGCTGATCCACCTGGCCGACAATCGGGATCTGCGCGAACTGGTTCTGCGCCAGGACCGTCGCCGTGGTCTGGAGCGTGAGCTGGTTCGAGGTGTCGGTGGCCGGGGATTCCGCGCTGTCGGTGACGACGTTCTTGTAGTAGTAGGTGGTGTTGGGGATCAGCCCGGAATCGGACAGTGTCTGCGCCGTGGCACCGGCGATGATGTTTCCGACGCCGGGGGTGAAGCCGGTGGTGGTGGAACGATACCACTGGTAGGTATACGGGGCGGTTCCGCTCGAGGCTGCCGCCACCGTGACGACCGCCGTGGTGTCCGTTTTGGAGACTTCTGTTGCCGCGCCTGCCGTGAGACTCATGTGCGTCCTCCTGATTTTTGGTCCTGCATCACTGCCACTTCAAAACAACGGACTTCCGCCTTGGGTTACGAGCCGTATCTGCTGCGGCCCCTCTGCACCTGATCTTCCAGGGTCTCCACGGTCCTCGCTTCGGAGACGGCGCCACGATCGGCGGCGTTGCGAAGACGTGTGGCTTTCTCCTTCGCCAGCTTCGCCGCTTCCTCGGCGGCGTTCTGGACTCCGGCCTTCTTCGCCGCGATCTCCTCGCCCTCGTGGGCGGCGAGATCCTCCAGCGCCTTCTTGGCCTTGGCGTCTTCCTCGGGCCCGGTGGCGGACTGGATCTGTTCGTCCTCGGGAGCCAGGGGAGCGGGGGGGACATCGGCGCCGGGATCCGCGTTCGGATCGACCGGCGGCACTTCCTCCTCGACGGGAGGCGGGGGGTTCTTGAGGGTCTCCAGCTCGGAGCAGAGGTTCTTGTGGCGCTCCAGGAGCTCGGCCACGTTCATCACGGAGCCGTCGTGGAGGGTGACGACGTGGGAGGGGTCGGCCTGGACGGGCTTGCCCTGCACCTTCGCCAGCTCGAGTTCGTCGGCGGCGTTGATGAGGTTGACGATGGGGACTTCGACCTTGGACTTCGGAAGCTCGACGCTCATGGATGCGAGGTCGTCGGCATTCTTGACGCTTTCACGCCGGAACCATTTCATACGTCCTCCTTGGGGTTTGCTGCCTTCGTTCTTCAACGTCGCAAGCTCCGCGGCCTTGCCCTCGTTGTACTGCTTGAACTCATCCGGGGTGAGGACGATGGACTCAGAGTACCGAGGGTTCTCGACGATCGCCAGGTGATCGTACTCGCCTTCCTGGATCTCGTTCTGGAACTCTACCCCGTGCCAGAGCCCACCCCCGGTCATCTGCTTCGGCTGATAGCTGTTGGAGAGCTTCCAGCCTTTCCTGATCGCATCCTGCGCGGCGTCGGAGACCGCGATGAACCTGACCCAGTGCTTGCCGTCGGCGGGGTTGTAGAAGCTGTCGAAGACGTAGCCGTCGGCTTCATTCTGGATATTGTCGAGGTCCACTTCGTTGACGTGTCGGACGTAGACCGGCTTCCCGGTGTAGGTGGCGTCCATCTTTTTCGCCGTGTCTTCGTTGATGAAGACCCGGAACACGGTGCCGTCGGCCTTGGTGTACTCCGCCACTCCGGGCGCAAAGTGCAGGCCGTAGAAGATCTTCGGCAGGTTCCTGGCGTTGCTGAATCTCACTTCTTGAACCTCACCACGGGGATCGCCTGGCAGCGACAGTTAAAATCCTGTCCAGGGTTATTCCGTCTTTCCGGTTCTCCCGGCTCCGTCGTCACCGGCGGCTCGTCCCACTTCTGGATCGTCCCGCTCAATGCATGGTGCCGGGGTCGTACTGGGTGGAGCGCGGTCCCACCCGAATCTCGCCACCGGTACTCCGTGACTCCCGCCTCGGTGTATCGGCTCTCCTGGTACTTCGTCGTCAGCAGCCTCGTCTCCTGCCGGGCCAGGAACTTCGCTTTCGCGGCGGTGACGCCGTAACTGTCTTGGACGGTTTTGACGAGAGCCCCGTATCGGTTGCCCTCGAAGGCCGTCTCCTTCACCTTGGCCCGGAGACTCTTGATCTCGTCCTCAGCAAAGTCCTTGATGAAGATGCTGAGGTTTTCTTCCCACTCCGCCGTGATCTTCGCTGCCTCGTCGTCGGTGAGCTCCGGTTTGAAGCCGAGCCCGCCAACGTTGTCGATAAATTGTTTATGCACCTGAAACAGCGCTTCGTCAAGAGACTTCGACAGATTCATCGACTTCGCAAGTTCTTCCGGTACAAGGTTCCGAAGATGGGCGTCGATTTCGGCAATTCTTTCGGGAAAACGCCCGGACGTACTCCGCACCGCTGCCGCGAGATCCTGGGGCATCTTGTCCATGGCGAGCGTGAAAGTGGACCGCCTGGAGTTCCACGTCGCGCCGGCCTTCTTCAGTGTGCGCGTGATCTCGGCGTTGAACGCGCCGGAGAACTCGCCGTCGTAGTAGGTGACGGATCCGGCGGACAGCGCCTTCCATAGCGCGTTGAAGCCGCTGCCGGCCGGACTGTTCTGGAGTTTTGTTTGCGGGACCTGGATCAGCTTGAGGATGGGGACGTAGAGCTCTCGCTTCAGCGTGTCACGGATGACGTCCTCGATCTTCTCGATCGCTTTCCGTGGCTCCCTGATGGGCTTGAGCTCGGTGACGTCATCGTTTCGCACGAGCCACCTTCGGGACTGGGAGGGGCTTCGGCACCACCTTCTTCTTCACCTGCTCAGAGCGAGGAGGTGGCGGGGGAGGCGGCAGGGGAGGGGGAGGGAGAGACGGCGGCGTCACGCGGAGCGCGGCGGCCGGCGCCGTGGCGGGAGCCGGGACCGACGGCACCGGAGCCAGGGTGTCGAAGCCGTCGGAGGTTTTCACCACCGACCCCCGGGCCCGGGCGGCGAAGGCGATGCGGTCCACGCGAGCCTTCTCGGCCAGCGCGTGAGCTGAGGCGTCGTCCTTCTCGTATCGTTCCAGCTTATTGTCGATGGTGCGGACACTGACACCGAGTGCGCTCGCGGTTGCGGTCTTGTTGCCGTGGAAGAACTGATACGCGCCGAGGACGAACTCCTTCTCCACCTGCTTCAACGTCACGCCTGGCCTGAACAAGCTCGAACCGTCCGTCATGCTGCCCTCCTGGAGTTAATTTAGGTCTGGGTTCCCACGATTTGATCCCTGACGCTCTTGACGTGTTTCAACAGGTCGCCACTGAACCTGTCCTTCTTCGCCTGGGCCTCCATCGCGTCGCAGGCTTTCAAGACGGCGGCCTTCAGATCCTGGACGTCCTCCGCCTTCGCGGGTTCCTCGTGCCGTCCCTCCACCCGAGCCATGAGTTCGGACACCTTGGCGATGGCAGCGTTCCCGGCCTTGTCTCCGGGCTTGACGTTGCCCTCCATCAGGAACGAGATGGCGTCGGCGGCTTCCAGCAAGTTCTTTTTCTCCGGCGGTTGCTTCGCGGCCGCCTTGGCGTCGGCCTTCTCCCGTTCGGTGGTGTCGTAGCCCAGGCGTTTCATTTCCTCCACGGGGACTCTTTCGTCGGCGGCGGGTTTGATGTACTTCATTGACGCCTTGTAGCGGGATCCGTCCTCACCCTCGATGACGGCGAACCCTCCCTGGCCCGGGAGCTTTGCCATGGTGCCCTTCACCGTCTTGCCCTTGTACTCGATCGTCACTGGGGCGTTGAGGGGGATGGCCGTGGCGGAGGGCGCGGTCTGCTTCCCCGGCTCAGGAACGGCCACTGGGGCGCCCTTGTCCATGGTCTCCTTCACGTCGGGGTCTTTCGTCGGCCAGCCCTTTTCAATCCACGCTTTTGATTTCTGGAGAGCTTTTTGAATTCCGGCCCTGGAGTGATCTCCCATCGCCTTGTGGAGCTCCGCGATTATGGCGTTCCCCTCTTTGTCGTTGGGCCGGACAAAGTCCTCAAGCGTCTGGATCCGTCCGTAGGCTTCTCCGAATACCGGGTCTTCCTCGGTTATCTTGTCTTCGCTGGAACTCTCGGCGTCGGCTTCGCGCTTCAGCGGGGACTTCATGGGCTCCTTGGGCTCGCCCTTCTCACCGTCGCCATCGCCACCCTCAGCGGATCCTCCGCCTTTCCCGAACTTGCCGTCATCGGCCCGTGGGTGTTTGGACTCCTCCCAGTTCGCGTTCTGGGCGGAGCCGTACTTCGAGATCCCGGTCCTGAGGTTTTCTGAGGGTTCATTTCTCATGTCTGGGCTCCTACACCTTGGGAGGCGTTTTTGCTTCCTTGGCCGCTGGAGGCGGGTTCGCTGCCGTAGTAGGTGGCTTCTTCATCCCCGGAGCCGCCGGGGTCTTCATTCCTTGCATCACGACGCCGTCCTTGCCAGGTTGAGGAGCGCCGGGCGGTACTGGTGCCCCCCCCATCCCGGCCATGCCGGCCATGAGGTCCTGGGGCCCGATCACCTGCTTGTTTACGTCGAGGCTAATATCCATGAGGTTGCCCTTGTTGATGGCCTCGCGGTATTCCACGTCGTCGATGTCGCCGGCCGTCTTCGCCTGCTGGAGCCGGGCGAACTTCTGGGTCTTCACGCCTTCCTCGTCCACCGCCGTCAGAATCCGAAGCGGTTTGAACGAGACCTTGAGATCGTCGGGGATGAAGCCGAACATCTGCTGGCACTTGATCTCCAGCATCTTCACCACGGCCTTCTTGATCTTGTTCCTGACCTCGCCCTCCACCATGCCGTTGTAGACCTCGATGTCGTCCTGGCCGGAATTGAACCCGGCCGCGGAGATCCCGAACAGCTTCGTCAGCGGGAACCTCATGTCGGCGGCGACCTGGATCCTGATCTCCTTCATCACTTCCCCGAGACCGGCGAATGATAACTGCTTGTGGTCGTACTCGTCATCCAGGTCGAGGATGAGGGCGTGTTGGAAGTTCTTCTGCTGGTTCGCCACCCATGTCCGTTGCCGGACCTTCTCCTCGCCACCTGGCATGAGGAGGGTGTCGACGAGGTTCTTGAAGCGGAAGATGTCGAGCTTGAACTCGTCCAGGACCTCGAACGAGATATTGCTGGACTTCAGGTACTGGTTCACGGATCGAACCAGCAGCTCCACCACCGACGTCCCCCAGCCCCGGAGCCGCGGCCGGATGAACGACGGCGCCTCCTGGCCCTTGATCTTCACCACCCGGCTCTTGTGGACCTGCTCGCCGTAGAAGCTGAAGAACTCGGTCTCGTGGTCCTGGAAGCCCTCGGTGTAGCCGTCGGCGCTCTGCTTGTCCCAGAACAGTTCCCACATATCGACGGCTCGGAACTCCAGCTTCTCGTCGGGCCCGATGGCGTGAATGTCCAGGGGTAGCTCAGGATCCTGGTCGGTGAGGATGAGGATGCCGGCGCCACCGAACAGGCGGTTCCACTTCGCGGCCTGGCCGGCGATCTGGAGGTCGTCATCGCGTTCGATCGAGGTCAGTAGCTCCTCGATCTGGGTTTCATCGAGCTGCTTGGACTTGATCTCCACCCCGCCACGGAGGGCGTCGTCCACCGGGATATCGCAGACAGTCCGCACCAGCCCGATCTCGACGTATGCCTGGGAGAGGATCTGGCGGAAGTTCGAGACGAGGTAGAATCGGAGGTTGTTGAAGATGGTGTCGGCCTGGGAAAGCATCTGCTGGCCGGTGAGGCTCTGGGTCTGGGGGTAGCTGGAGAAGCTGAACTGGGAGGGGTATGACATCGTGTTCTTGATCATGTCGAGCTGAACGGCTTTGTCGAACCTACTCTGTTTTTTTTTCACCGCGTGGCTCCCGCCAGTCTATCCGTCACGTCGAAGGATGACCGGCCCGATCCGGCGAGGACGTTGAAAGCCCCCGAGAGGGCGTCGACGATGTCGTCGTGGGCGTATTCGCCCGGATCGTCCGTGAAATTTTCCAGTTCGTTGAAGAACTCATTGTTCCACCCGGCGCGGAGGATCCTGATGTTCCCCGCCTCAGCCTGGGCCGACACCGGCTTCGCCCTCGTGAACTTGTCCCGCATCGCCGTCTCGACCTTGACATCGAAGCCGCCGAGCATCCTCACGAAATGTTCTGCCTCCGACACGCCGGCGCTCCCCGGATCCTGCTGTGCCATGATTCTAACACCCACCCCGTCGAATGAGGCAACGTTTTTGATAAAGCCCTCGATCTTGCCCGGGGTGTCGCGCATGGAGCGGAGGTCGGCCACGATGAAGGTGCCGTCATGGTACTGGTAGACCTTGACGCCTCTCGTCCAGTCAGGGTCAGGGTTTTCGGCGGACGGCGCGGTCGCGCCTCGATCCCAGTACCGTATCACCTGCTTCCACCCGGAAGGAATTGCGTCCACTACCGGGAACCACCCCATCTGGAACACGAGACCTCCGCTGGGCCTGATGTTCCAGTTCCCGTCAAGGAGCCTCATCCTGTCGACGTGGGAGAGCGCCAGCAGGTTCGCCAGGTATGACGGGTCTTTTGCCATGAGGATCTTATTGTCCTGGAGCTTGGCCGGGATGAAGGTCAGGGACTTGGGCTGGATCTCCGGCCCCTTGCCGAACTTCTTGAATAGCTCGGCCTCAGAATCGGCCCATATCAGCTCATTGTTGAGCCGGACGAACCAGCGGATGACTCCCGACCGCGCCTTGATGGGGTAGCCGTCCTCCCCGATCCACCAGTCGATGAGCGGCCGCACGAACGAATCTGGGTCGGGATTGCAGGTGGCCCGGATATAGCCGGGGACGCCGGAATCGGAGCGGTTGCGGGAGAGCATATACCAGAACTGTTTGGCCGTGAAATGGGTGATTTCATCGAACCCGATCATGGGGATCTGGCTGCCCTGCCAGTCGTAGACGGTTTTCTCATGCTCCAGGTGACTGAACTTGACGCGGCCGCCGGCCGGGAACGTCCATTCCAGGACGCTCTCGTGGGGATCCGCTCCCACCTGGGAATAGAGCGTCACTGATTCATCCCAGAGCCCGCCCTCGTTTCTGACCTGGACCGTGTTCCTCCTGAAGATGACGGCGCCGAACCTGGGGTTGCGGTAGTGACGGAGGGGCTCCAGCAGCAGGCCGAATGACTTCCCGGATCCCGCGCTACCGCCATAGATGGCGATGTCGGCCGGCGTGGACAGGAACGCTCGCTGGGGACCGGGCTGGGGTTTGATGAAGGTCTTGCTATTCACGCCGCTCCCGTCCGTTCGAAGGGATCTGGATGATGACTTGTGGGCCCTGCTGTCCCGGGACCACTGGCCCGGACTTGGTAATCTTTACCTCGGTTTCGCCAATCTCCTTCCTGCTGGCCCCGATCGCGGAGAGCTCGATGTGGGCGCCGGCCTCGAATAGACGGACAATCTCCTTCGCCCTCACGCCTTTCCTGACCTTCCATGACGTGGCGCCAGTCTCGGGGTTCTTCACTTTCTCCAGAAGATCGTCGAAGGCGGCCGCGGACGCGATACCGCCCATTTGAATATGCCGGCTTACCAAGTCCTCTGAACGTTTTCGGTGCCTGGCGATGGCACCATCCATAACTTTTTGCCGGTAATTATCTCTGAGTTCCGTCCACCCGACCGTCGCCACTTTCCACGCCCTGCCGGGAATGTTCGCGTGTAGAGCCGCGAAAAACTTTTCCTTCGTCGGGTAGAGGGCAGCGTCAGAGATTATCCACTCCGCCTGGATCTCGATCCAAGGCCATTTCCTCGGCCCCGTGGGCTTCTTCGGCTCCTTGGGTGGCTTGGTGTCGGGGTCTTTTTTCTTCACCATGACTTCTGCCCATTTGCCAACCGATACAGTCTTGTCACCTTGAATCCGTGATGCCACATCGCTACGGATGTTGGATGCGTGTAGGGACAATCACTTGGCTTTTCTCCCCGCGCACAGGCTTCCGCCCCCGCTCGGTACACCGACCGCTTGAGACCTCCCGCCCGTTCCAGCCATCGCTGGACTGGTTCCGGGAGGATTATTTCCTCGCTTTTCTTCTTCGTCATGCCGGGACCTCATGGTGCTGGGGCTTGGTGAATTCGATTCGGACGACGTTGCCGTTGTCTTGCCAGCGTCCCCCCGGCTTCGACCTGGGCTTGTCGTTGATGCTGTCCCAGAGCAGGCGGAACCGCCACCTCGGCATGGTTTCCATGGGTCTCGGGCCCCCGGTCCCGACCTCCCAGAGCTCGACGTATGGGGAGGCGCTGACGCCCTCGGCCAGGGCGTCGGCATCGGTGATGTCATGAAGCCGTTCCGACCTCGCATCCGCCGTCGCCAGGTATGGGCCGGACGCCTGGGCGTAGGTGGTGTTGTAGTCGGATCTGAAGTAGAGCTCGTCACCGGCCATGATGCCGAGGTATTGCTCGTTGGTCCGGCGGGTCTGGGTTTTAGCCCCGGCCTCACACTTTGCGAGGTTTTCCTTGGTCATCAGCAGCAGCCACCGTTTCGGCATTATCGCCTCCTGAAGGGGAAGAACTCGGCTTCCCAGAATAGGATACCGCATCGCCTGCATCTGCACTCCTGATCCGTCCATTCCATGGGATCCGTGGGGTCTTCGACTTGGCCGTGGCCGAAGAAGTGCCACCACGCCGGAACCTGCTTGTGGAGGTGGAGGATCCGGGTGTCGCCGTTGACGGTGATGGCGTCCGGGGCGTAGGAATTGAAGAAAAAGCGGTCGGGTATCTGGTCCCAGCCTTGGGTGTCGTGGCCGCGGAGGCGGCAGAGAAGGTTCATGCTTGGCTGCTCCTTCGGCGTCTTAGATCCCAGTATCGTAGTGTTCCTCTTGATGACCCATCACTCCCCCGATCCGAGCGAGTTCA